GAATCCCAGCGCCATAAGTATTTTAATATGTTCCCTTTCAAGTAACCTAAGTACGCTTCTTCAGTCATACTTTCTTTTATAGCTTCTATGGCTTCAATGTTGCCACGCTTATAGTGGTCAGGATTGATATTATCACGCATCTTCATGTCTCATTTTCTCCATTCCTTTCTTTGAAACATTGCCTTGGCCCCAGGTATCTGTTTTCAAATGGCATGTGCCACACAGTACCATTAGATTTTCATGTCGATTGTCTCTTCTGTTTCCATTGACATGATCTATTTGAAAAGCTTTTGGATTAGGGTCTTTATATCCGTTAAAGGCGTGACAAGTGGTAGCTTCGCAACGTAATCCTCTACGATCCAAAATGTACTTCCTCATTGCATGACTAAACTTAGTATCAAGTTTAAATTTGCTCTCGAGTACAAAGTCTCCTTGGCATCTATTAGAGCAATAAATTCCTTTTTGGTGGTGGGGGCTGAACTGAAATTCTTTACCACAAGTTCGGCAGTTTGCGTTCATTGATTGTTCTGTAAATCCAGTTGGATAATTGTTTTGTGTTGAGAGCATCTTCAAAATCCTTTTGAAATAATTCCTGGTGCCATTTGCTGCCGGTAAGAACAATACTACCGGATGACGATCCAATTATAACAGCGACTGCTACATTATAAAGGTGCATTTTATCAAGCCACTGTAGCTGTAAAGCAGACAAACCTGTTTTTATTAGGGTTGTTTCTTTCTTTGGTAATTTTAAATATTTGTATTCAACAAATAAAATACGAGCGGGGCCAGCATACATAGCATCTGGTACCCCGCCTGTATAAGTGTCGTGAATTTTCCAGCTGAAAGTATCAGCCGGTAAATGACGATGCACAGATTTTATAAACCCGTGCTCGTTCATTATTCACTAGGCGTGAGAATCATAAACAGCTTCCGCTGCCTTATAATCTTCTTCTTGCGCCCAACCTTCCCAGTCGATCTTAATATTAAGATAGGTTGCACCTGCCCGATTTTCTACAGAAACAGTAGTTAGTTTCCATAGACCGGAAAAACGATCACCACCTTTGCTAGTAATCTGAGTGTTCCAATTCTTAGAAACACTTAGCTTTGAATTAGCAAAGTCGAATATCGCAGGCAAAGAAAGCACCCCAGTTTCTGGATTCTTAATCATCATAAGATGACTATGAGTTTCAGAAACTTGGAACTTATCAGGTGAGTCCTCCTGTTCCTCTACAAGTGCGTTAGCTTCAGCCGCAGTATCTTTAGTACCTATGTAACCTCCACCAGCTTCACGAGTACGCCATACAACGTGATCGGTTTTGAAGTTGACACTGACCACATATAGCTCCTGCCCTAATAGTTCATTACTGATACTGTTAATAAACATACCAGGCTCTGCGCCTTCAATATATTTAGGGTGGTGCTTGTCCACTTCATCAGACATCTTTTGAAGCTGCTTGATCCGTGGTATTGCTAGGGCGCTAGAAACATTTTCGTTTCCTCGATTCCCTGGTTTAATGTAATCAGGTACATTGCTGCCTGACAGTGCTAGTTGCGTTTTTTCATTCGCCATTGGTTTACCTCTGGGTTATTGTTAAAGAGATCGAAAGTTTAGTTTAGTAAGCTCACGTGTCTGTACCCCTGGCACTTCCTGTGTTTGGGACAGCTCTCTAAAAGCTGTAGCAGACACGCGCTTGTGCAACAGTTCAAATGCTTGATTGTTTGAAATGAATTCATAGAATGCATCCCAATCAGTTACATCAGGCACATTTTCTGTTGCTACGGAAATGGTAGCGCTTTCGTTAGCCATTCGTTTCAGGCCAACCTCTTCCATTTCTCGTATTAAATCACGGGCGATCTCGTCTTCCCGCTCTTTAATTTCTTTGAGTTCTTGATTTAGATCTTTGATCTGTTGTTTAACTGTTTTCAGTTCGTCAATTTTTTCGTCAAGCGTCATGCTATTTTCCTGAGTTTGTTTAAGTTATTGAGTATGGTTAACAACTCTTCCATCCGTCCTAGTTTACCCTCGAGTTTGGCGTACACATCAGGTTCCCATGTACCTTCTGCAGCAATACGTATTACTTCTGTACGTTTGGTTTGCCCAGCTCGATAGATGCGGCGATTAAATTGTTGGTAGTGTTCAGCATTGTAAGTAGGCGAGGCCCAGATTACAGATGTTGCTGTAGTCATTGTTAACCCATGACCTGCAGATTGTGGGTGGCAGAACACGACTTGTAATTGTCCTGCTTGCATCCTGTCTACAGTTTCATTTCGTTTATGTGGTGCTGTACTACCATCAATGACACCGTATTTAATTTTTCTTTTTTCACATTCTTCAACCATATGGCTTTTTTCGTGGCTCCAGTTAAAGGCCACTAAGCTATGGGGTCTTTGCTGTACAAGTTCCAGGACTAAGTTGTATCGATCTTCATGAACTCCAACTATGTTACCTTCGTTGTCGTACAATGCCCCGGTACACATCTGTAAAAGCTTCTTAACTTTAGCTCCAGCGTGTACAGCATTTATTGTTGCTTTGTCTGTATGTAATACAGAGTCATTAACCATATCTGAATATTGGTCCATCACTTTCTTAGGGAGCTTAGTTGTTAAGGTAGATATAGTTTGTTCTGGCATATCAATACATTCTTCTAAACTGTATCGAATGTTTATATCTAATAAGGCACTTGCTACTATCTCTTCTGCATCGTCCCTGTCTACCCATTCATTAGCAAATCCATTAAATCTGCTGGTACATACTGCATTGCGGAATGAATAAAACCTTCTGCCCAGGCGTTCACCATCGTCAATAAGATAAGCTGGATGCCAAATATCTACAATTGAATTACTGTTAGGTGTACCTGACATACCAATACGGTATTCAAAATGCTCCATGATCTTTGCGATTGCTTTACTACGTTGACTATCTTTATTCTTGAACGCAGTAAACTCATCAATACAAACAGTATTGAACTCTTCAAGTACTCCTGGATTTTTAATTATCCATTTAACTGCATCATGGTTTGTAAGAACTATTGGTAGGCTTTCTTCAAAAGCTTTCTTTCTATTCTTTGCGTACGCAATAGAGTATCCCAGGTTAGGTTGGAACTTCTCTATGTCGTCTCCCCAACTAGCTTGCAATATGGAAAGAGGAGCGATGACAAGCATTCGCCCTTTGTCAGAAGGCAGATCTGAATAAGCGTCTATAACGCTGCGGGTTTTACCTGTTCCAGGATCTGAAGTGATTAAGCATTTGTGTTTGTTAAGAATGAATTGAGTTGTTTTTGTTTGGTGTTCAAATGGTTTTAGCATAGTTACTTTGTTAAAGTTAGAAATCGATTCTACTATAATCTATTATATTATAGCAAGCGTGAGTTTGCTTTTTTCTTAGCAGTCCTCACATTTGGTTCTGTTAAAAATATATCATTGAGTATTGCTTCTCTCATGAGAGCTTTTTCAGAACGGTTCATAGGAGTTAAGATAATGATGTCGGACTTCTGCAATTTGTACGTTGACCAGTACGCACCTTCAGGCGGTTCAGTTTTTAAAGTAAACTCAACAATTACTGGTTCCCCCGTTTTAGGGTCATCGTATCCGTAATACATTTGCATTTGGTCTTACCTTTGTTATTCATCTTTCTTTGTAAAGTGTTTTTGTTTTAATATTTTAAATAGTTCTTCCTTTTTAGCAGCTTTGTCTTCCGACTTCCACTGTACAAAGTCAGATAACTCTACGCCAAATGCATCGCAGGCACTTTTTATAAAAGGATTAAGGTTGTCTATTTTCTTTTGTATACGACGTTTCTTCAGCTCGTCGGTCATGTTTCCTCCTGAAAACGGCCCCGACTAATTTGCGCTTAGGGGATGGGGTTGAGAGAGTAAACTAGTCAGGGCCGTAGAGCTTTTAAGAGACTCCCCATGCACACTCTGGGAACTCTCCTTTCTTATATGAACACCATTTACAGTTATTCTTACTTGGTTTAGGTTCATAGTCAACACAAGTTGTCATTGCTACACCTCGTTTATAGAAGCCTGGCGCAAATGTCATAGCTTCTTCACGAGTGAATTGCTTCTTAGTTGTTAAACCTTTATCTAAGTACCATAACTCTGTCTGTACAAACTGTAAATCTGGGTACCTGAAGAATGTACCTATTGCATAGAGTAGACATTGTTGGGAATGAGTAATCTCGTTACCCCATTTTTGCCCTGTCTTATAGTCTATTACTCTTGCGGAGTTATCATCTTCTTGTACAAACGCATCAAGTTTAATACGTGCCCAGGTCTGAGGAGTCATCCAACCTACTGGATTCCAGTCCAGGTCGAACCCCCATTCGCCTTCTAGTTCAACCTTTGCTTCTGCGAATAGCTCACGCAAGGTTCTGAACTCAGGTTCAAACTTCTTTAAGCTGTCAGGCATTTCTCCTAGTACAGCTTTTACATAGTCTTCTGCTTCCTGGTGTATCATAGTGCCTCTGCTTGCAGCAGGGCTGGAAGGTTCAGCTATTTTTTTAACCCGACTTATATAAGTTCTATATGGGCACTCTTCAAAAACTTTTAGTGCAGAGTAAGACCAAGCGGGTGTTAATCCTAACTTGTCTGGTTTAATAGTAAGCTTCTCTAAATCAGGTCGTTCGTCTTGGGTTAATTGCATATAGCTAACCCTCCTTAAATCATTTAAGCGACTAGTGCTTGTTTATCTTTGTCAGAAAAATAGGTATCTACTAACTCTCGCTGTATATCTTCTTCCACTTGCCACTTAATTTCAATGCCTCTTACTGCATTGGCATCTCTGCCTGCCGCTATCTCACGCTTACGTACTTTAGCTAATCCGTTACGTCCTAACCGTTTAGAAAACTCTTTAGAATTTATGCGCGGTGTTTGTTCTGTTAACGCATGGAACACTGTTCGTAAATGTTCAGAAGGTATAATTGAATATTCTTGATGGCAGTTAGCTATCCAGTTCTTTACAAAGCGTTGAGCATTCATTACTTCACCACTACCCATTAGAGCTGAAGCATCTATCTGAAGTACATCAGCAAAGAAACCAACGTCTCCTTCTTTAATTGCCTGGCAGAATTCTTCAAAGACAGACATAGATACATGTCGCATCTCTGATTTAGCATCGTTGTTGAATGAAGTTCTTACTAATCTTTCAACTACTTTGTATGTGCTCAATGCACCGGCAAAGTATTTCAATTCTTCTTCTACTTTGTCCAGGTTGTCTAAGACTTCAGGATGAGTTTCTTCGATCTTGAACTCTTGTCTAGGGGCTATGTTGTATCGTCTATCCCCATCTTCAATCTTTACTGCATCAGGTCTATTGGTTAAGAATATAAAGTTAGTAAAACTTTTTATCTCTGCCTGGTTACTACGCATTGCACGGATCGTCATTGTGTTTTCTGTTATTTGATTCTTTAGTTTGTCTGCAATTTTTATGGTTCCTTGTTGAGCAGAACCCATATGGAATTCATCTACTATAAGGAACAAGGCAGTACGCATGTATAGGTTGAATTGTTCTTCGATATTCTGAAGAGCTTTCATCGGTACGTGCGCTTCACCAAACAAAGGTCGTAAGATACGGGAATAGAATAAGCCCTTACCTGTTCCTGGAACTCCGGTTAGTACCCAAGCTGTTCCTGCTTTGCGTTTGGTTTGGTATATGTAGGCAAGCCAATTTACAAAGCGTTCTAGTTCTTCGTCCCCATTGCCCAGGATATGATGCATAAGTGTGTATGTTATTGGGCAAATGTCCTTTAACTTTATGCCATCGCCTAAGGTCAAAGGTCTAGGGGGCGGCACTGCTCCTAACATATGAGCTGTCTGCCTATACATATTTATGTAATAGGGTGGCGACTCTAGTTGTATAGGTTCTTTGTCCTGGGTTGGATCAAATATTACGCTGGCATCTGGAATAAAATCTGGTATTGGTCTGCCATGGCTTAGCATAAAGGATTCAATAGACCCTTTAGCTAAAGGTGTTAAAGGAAAGTCATCAGAGAATTGGCTAAGATTAGGATCAAAGACACCACAGTAATAGATGTCAGTATAGAAATCTCGTATGGCTACTGGTCTTCGTGCTTGCCCTGATTCGTTTATTTCATCTTCGAACATTTCAAAGATACTTAGATAGAAATCAGGATCTGCTTTTTCTATTTCAAAGATAGGTTCATCTTTGAAGTTGTACATATAAGTCGGAGACTGAAGGTTAAAGTAATAAGCGTTACTGTCTCCTCCGTTTATATTGCATCGAATGAACGGAGAAGAACTGTCATCAGATACACTTATAGAAACTTTGTCTGGGTTAGTAAGGATCTCTTCGTTAGCGTAACCAACCTGGGCTATCTGTATACGTTCTTTCTTGGAAGACATTCCTGACACTTTACGTAGTTCATTCTTTTTGGTTCTTGATATTTCAAAACAAACTTCTCGACTAATGCCTCCCATCAAAGATGCAAGGTCTAAGGTCTCTTGTTCTTTATTTATTAGTGTTGTTCTATCTTCATCATCTGAGAATGGATTGGTTGCACTCTTTGTAAAGGTAGGCGGGGCAATAAAAATTAGTTTGCCGTTGTCTGCAACTGATGTATCTAAAGCATATTTTAACGAGTGCCCGTTTACAGATAGTTCTATCTGATCTTCAAATAATTCACACGTATGGTTAGTGTGCTGCAGCCAAAGTTTAAGTGATTTGGGTGGCATAGGCACAGATAACATAAAGAACATATGTAAAGAATAAGTTGGTTTTAAACCAAAGGATGAAGAGGCTTGTACTATATGGCTAACTTTCTGAAGTGGTTCAGGCAGTTGGGAAAGGATCATATTAGATATATGTTCCACGTGGAGCTTTGTTAATGCTCCATTGTTTGAGGTGACTCCGAAAGCCATTTGAGGTAGCGACAAGTTGTCTATATCTAATACCAACAAATCACTGTAGGCATTACGATCTGTCTTGCCTTTTCTGGATTCGTCTTCTAATTCTTTTTTGAGAGAGCCTTTGAGTAAACAATGGCCTTTGGTCGATTGGTCTTTAAGTAATTCAAATAGTTCATCAATTGTTTGTATTTCGAAATGGTGGCTACTTACTTCTTTAACTAAAGGGTATGGTTTAGAACCATCCTTACTGAAAGTTTTGGACAGCGACAGTCCATTACTCGCAGATAAAAAGTTTAACTGCATTCCATCCTCCTAAATTAAACGCGGCTGTGGATCTTAGCGTTGGTCGTTTGTTGGGTCAACTCTTTGTCGTTCAAGTCGTTCAATCTTTACTTCTTCAGGAGCTTCGAAGAGTAGACGTACTTGATTTCTATCTATACGAGCGACAGTAATTAAGACAACTGTATCTTCATCTAATTGTACAGTTACCTGGTCATCACGCTTTCGAGTTAAGACTAGTCGGCTCATTTATTTACTATAGCACTTATCCCATCCACCTTCTGCATCTAAAGGTAAGCCTAATGCCCAAGAAGGTGATTGTGTCATGGTAAATAACATGCTATCCAATTTCTTTTCTGGGTTGTTTTCATCTCCAATGGCAATGATCTCATCATGGACTGTAAGCACAACTTCGAATTCTTCTCTCTTTTGTATCTCTAGCATTTGATCGCATATAACTATTCTTGCTAGAGCCTGGATAATATTCTCTGTGATTTTCCCACCATATGTGTATTCAGTTTTCTTATTAGATAAGTATTGTAGTTTGCCATCGGGTAGGAGTTGGAGGTTATGGTATTTCAGGGCCATACCATTAGGTAATAGTATTGAATTAGGTGCAGCTTCCAGGCACTTATAGGTGTAACTAAAGCGATCTCCCTTCTGCAAACTTAGAGCTTGTCTCAGGATGCGCTCTGCCCTTTCCCAAAGTGCCGGGATAGCTGCGTATGTGCTACGGTAAGTATTTACTGCCGATAAACACTCTTCAAAGGGAAGCTCAATTCCAGCCGCTTTTAGTGTGGCTTTAAATTTATGCGCCCCCATTCCGTAGCCCAAACCTAGAATAGCAGTTTTTCCAACGAAGCGTTCTGTCTCATTTTCTTTTGTGATAGTTCGTCCATACAAATTACTTGCGAACGAAGAATATACATCTGCTCCATGTTCATAGAGTTCTATTAGATTATCCTGGTTAGCCAACCAAGCTAACATCCTTGACTCAATGTTAGATAGATCAGCTACATACATTAGTTTCCCTTCCGGTGCTTCAAGTACTTTACGTAACTCACTGTTTCTCGGTAGGTTTTGTAGGTTTATCTTTTCAGTACCTCCAAATCTACCTGTATGTGCTGCATAGTATTTAAGAGGGGCGGGGATACAGCCCTCGGCATTAGCGCTATCGATAAAGCGTTGTGCTCGTGTCTCATTGAGACGACTTTTAACTGCTTCTCGTCCAGCAAACACATGGGCATACTCTGGGTGTTGCTGTTGCCATTGCCGATAGGCTGCATCGTTTTTACCAAAGGCAGGGATGGTCTTGCCTGTGGTAGGACTGGTCTTGGTTGGTATGACCAGCCCCTCCCCTTCCGCCCAAGCGGAAAACTTTTGATTACTTGCGAGTACATCGCGTTCTAATCCAGAAGCTTCGATAGCTTCTTTACTTTTTCTTTTTTCGTTTTCAAGAAATTGCTGTGTCTTTGGTATGTTAACTTTGATCTTGGGTTCACAGAACATACGAGTTGTCATGTCAATGATCTCGTATTCTTTTTCAGGTAACTCCAGGCACAACTTCATGTATATTGCATATGTTAGGTCAACGTCTTGTATGCAGTAGCCAGCAAGTGCTTCTTCAATGTCGGGAGGTAGATCATAAATACCTTTTGCATTTATAAGTTCTTCGCCTTTACGCATTGTAAAATCATCTGGGAAACATCTTTCTGCTGTGTGTTTTAGACTGGCGGATTGCCCAGGCCAAAGGCCCCTTGCCATAGCAGCAGTGTCTAAATAATAGTTAGGTTTGTGCCCATATAATTGAGTCAATAAGTAACCATCGAATGGTGTGTTGTGGCACAGTAAGTGTGCTTCTTCCCAATCTATATCGTTAAGCCCTACTTCTACTTCGTTCTCGTCAAACCATTCTGTTTCTTCGCCTTCGATTTTTATACCAACTCCCCACACTTTGAACAGTGGGTCCTTGATATACTCCATCACAGTAAGTTTTGTTAGGGAAACTTTGGTATCAAAGTAGGTTTCAAAATCGAGGGTTATCAACATCTTGTTGTTCCTTAGCATCTTGCTCTTGCCGATCAGCGTATACACTCGCTTCGATCTGCTGGAAGTTTTTGACTATGTCGTCATGTAGATCTGGCATTCTACTTTTTAACCATACAAATGTGTACTGCAGTTTTTCGTACGAGTTAAAGTCCTGGTTGAGATGTGATTCGATCTTCTTGGATTGCTCCAAGTATTCTTTTTTATCCATTAGTAATCCGACCTCCAGTATTCATTGTTGTAATCAGGGTCACGAACAGTTGTACGATTTATATCGTCACTTAGTGTGTAATCCTCTTCTCTGTAATTTAAGTCAAAGCTCTGAACAGTTAGTCCTTCATCAGCTCCTCTGTCGAAATACACTCTTATGCAGTCATCGTGTACTTCCCACTCTTCTACTTCATCTGGTGTTAAGCCGTCGGGAAGGATTATTTCGGTAGTGCAGTAAGCTGTAACTTCATGCTCTACTATAATAGTGCTAGATCTATTAGGTCTTTGCTCAGTAGTGCGGTTAAAAAATGGTTCTTTTGTTCGTTGAGAAGGCATGAATGTAGATTCGCAATCAGGACATACTAAAAATCCATCCTTCTTATTTACGAACGTATCCATGTCACACTCGATAAACATTTCTCCCATGTCGTAACCACATTCATGGCACATCCATTCTGTTGTTGGTTGTTTGGCTATTGTTCTACCCACATCCACCTCCTGTATGGAAACTTTTTGATTTTAACTAATTCAAGTTTTTGATGTCGCATCGTGCGTTTCATAATGAACAGTACAATAGATACGATTAGTCCACCGAATAATGCCGCCATCATTCCACTAAACGTACCGGCTAATGCAAGCATTAATAATGCAGTAATAACTATGTCAAAAAATATGTCGTAGTTTATTACTCTTCGTACACCAAATTTAAATAATAGGAATAACATTCCTGTTGCTGCTACAAGGCCAGCCGTTATCATTGTTTAGCCTCCTGTTCCATTGGAGTTAATAGTTGGTCCATCCTCTCTAATAGGGATTGGATGTTTGTGAATATCTCCAGGAGTTTCGTTGCTTCCTCCTCGTCCATCGTCAGCTTCAGTTCTAATTGTTTCATCTTTAACATCCTCAATTATTTTTCGTATAGTCAGAAATGTGACTATGAATTCGACTAGCTTCATAAACATATTTAACCTGCTTGTTGTTCTGAGTCTTCAAGTTGGCGATTAAATTCCGCCGCACTCCGAGTTTGTCGGTCTCTGTCCCACCATCTTTTCCAATGGCATCCTGCACCGTCTTGCGAATCGACTTGCTTAATGAACAATTCAAGGACTGTTATTGCTAAAGGTATGTCGAGTTCTGTGATGGCCTCTGCTATGGGAGCATCGAAGTCTCCGAAACAAGGTCGTGTTATATTTGTTTGATGAGGATGTAATTGACCTCGTGATACATAACCAGCTATACGATCTGTACTATTTACAGCTCGGAACCTAACTTCAGTACTTCCATAAGGTAGGCGTGTCATATCAACATACATTTCAGGTATGTTGATAAAGACTTCTTCACCGAATTCTTCAATGGGGTAGCGTTCCCTGTCTAAGTTATTCACAAGTGCTCTAGTAGCTTTTGTTTTGATAGAGAATTTGTATCTTGAAGCGTTGTTGTATTCGTTCTCGAACTCTCTTATTTTGAGAGAGCCTGGGATATACAGTTCACTGTTGCGTAAGTTATGGTCCCAAATGTCCAGTGAATAGATAGTTGAATTCCGATTCTTTATTTCCAGACGGTCGATTTGATTTCGTAGATGGAATATTTTTTGTTTGCTGTTGGTAAGGTTCTCTTCTTCTCGAGCTATTCTATTCATCACGTGTTGTTCAGCATCTTCTATGGTGTCAAGAGTCCGCCTTAAAGTTGCCTCTAGTCCTTCAACTCCGTACTTATCTCCTCCTGCTAGCTTAGCTATGACCCAAGAAGTAGCAGGGTTCTTCTTGTGTAGCCTAGCTGCTTTTACTTGGCGTCGTGTTTTGGCCAGTTCGATTCGATATCTTCGTGCGTCGTTATACGCTCGTTCTGCTATGCTTTCCTGAGTACAAAGTGTATCGCTTGCTTGAGCAATAGCCTCTGTATAAGGATGTACTTCAAGCGTCTTTATTAATTTACCAGGCATTAGCTGTTACCTCCTGTTAGGTGGTGTTGTCTGTTGTATTCTGATTCCAGAGTTTCTCTTTCTTCAATGTCCATGCCGTCTAACTCTTCTTGAGTTAGTTGAATGACGTCTCCGTCTACAGGATTTCTATAGACTAATTCATCAGTTCGGTACGGATCGTCCCAGTAACTACCGTAGTAATCTTCTGTAGACAGAAGAGAAGGAGTGGGCTGTCTGTTGTTGAAGCTTAGGCTTATCTGCTGCCCCAGCGCAGGCTTTTTTATGGGAGACATGTAACTCTTTGTTTGCTTTACGTTTTTCTTTATGAGTTTGTCTAACCTATCACTGAAGTTCTTATCTATAGGCAACGGCATAGGTCCGTTCCATACACATTGATGGGCACAGTTGTTATCTACATCGTATATATCAACCTTGGAGTGCCCGTGTTTGTTGTATATGCCACGAATAAATAACTTGCAGCCATTGTCCAGGAACTCTTCCACTTGTACTTCGTCCTGGGTCGAGGGGCTAACGCCCATGTTTACATGTGAATGTCCCCAATAGATAAGCTTCTCTGATTCTTTACCTGATTCTTCCAGCTCAACAGCTAGATCACATAAAGTTTCAGCAGCTATATCTGTCTCGGCTCCATTTACCTTTTGTTCAGGTATATAGATATCCGTTATGGTGAATGAAACAACTTCGTCTTTGTCGTTTGTTTCGGTTTCGACAAGTCCAAGCCAACCAACTTCTGTAGATACAGAGTCTACAAGGTATCGAATCGTTGCCCAGGCAGTGTCTGTGTAAAACACTTTAGGAGGCTTCGGGTATTCGTATTCAAAAAGTTGTTCGGTCTCTGGACTGTCGGATGTGGTATCAAAACTTGCTGATTTTGATTTCATGTATTGTGTGTAGCTCATATCTGGTCCTTAGTCGAGAACATCATGGGTTTAAAGAACACATCTAATTGAGCTGTGGCACACCCGTCATCTAATAGGAAGTTCATGAACTCCCATACTGCTAGATTTGCAATGAGTGATGCAGTGGCTCCAACAGATATGCTGGTTCCACAAGGAGACATCTCTCCTTCATCGTCACTGATTAACGAGTCATACCACCTCTGCAATTGAATGCTGTTTATAGGGGAGAAGTGATATACATTTCCATGCGTTGATGCCATGCGTGTCTCAAAGATTTGAAACAACTCACTATCCGCCCCTGTTGATTGTGCACTTACGATTTGTCTACGTGACTTCATCGTGTCAGTGAGCAAGAAAAGAAAGCCATTAAACTTTCTTTGGTCAACTCGTTCGTTAATGAATTGCATTGGCAATTGATCTTCGGCAATACCTAGTTTCATAGAAGCTAGATGTTTAAGTGCCTGGATCTTAGGCATACCTATGTGTTGATGTAGATATGCCTGGTTAGCGAGGTTATGTCCTTCTACTTTATCGTAGTCGTACACACTGATGTTGGTCAGACCAAGTTCAATGAGTGACATAAACACTCTTGACCCAGTAGCACCTGCACCAATGATATGTATGGGGTAGTTGTTGTAGTCATCGGCACGGAATACAGAGTCGTGTCGGATGGTCGAGATTAAACTCATAGATCCTCCATAGTTAAGGGTTGTAGGGAAACCTTCTCCGCACAGAAGAAAGAAAAATTGGATTACCTGTGCTACACGACTATGTAGGAGCCGAAGGGGTAGCCAGGCTAGTCTAACTTCTGTACGAAGAAGGCGATTCCCATGCATCTAGCAATAGAGGGAGATGAAACCTCTATGCATGGGAAAAGAGACGGTACGGTCAGGTCTTAGTTACCCTTGGCACCTTGCGAGATAACTACTCGGTCTCCATCAGTCAGGGTATAACCCTGTTCGACGGTTTCAGCGCCGACTTTGATGGCTTCCGAACCAGTTGGCTCGATGCTTGCTGCACTAAGTGCATCAGCAACGGAAGCCCCCGCAGACAGAGCAACCTCTGTCACCGCACCTGGAATGCGGATTACTTTGACGAATATCTCGTCCATATGACACCTCCTGTGTCTTGTGGCTGGTTGAAGAATTCATAACTAAATGCCACGGTTTAGCTACGAACATTCCTGTTGAGGAATTCTTTTGCATCATCTAAAGCATCTCTCATGTCCTGAGTCATTTCTTTTTCAGGCACATCAGCTGTGATTTGCATCACTACATCTGCTAGTCGCAGTATTGCTTGGCGTTTTATGCGCTCGTTGCTAGCAAGTGAGCTATCTGATGAATCTAGTTTGGTTTTAAAATACCAAAGCATGTATCCGAAAGGATTGTTTTGTTTAGTCATGGTCACCTCTAGATTTTGTGCTGTCGTTTTTTGTTTGCTACTACAGATACAAGTTCTGCAGTACGCGGGAAATGATTTTGTATATCAGAGAGTGCTACGGAGTTAAGTGTTTTTCGTTCGCATCCTTCGTCTGTTTTGAACACTACTTCAACGTCGAAGAGTCCTCTTTCCATTGTCATCTCCTTGGGTTGTTGTTCGGAACTGCCCCGTTGCTGACCACAGGTGGGGCTGACCTGTAGAACGAGTGACTAGCTCGCTCTGAGAACTAAGAGTTTGGAGCGTTTCAGTCCAAAACTTTCTTGACCACGTCCTCAAGTTTCTTTGGTCCAGTATTCTTTGTACATTGTCTATGCGTTTTTGTTGGTTAGATGTCATAACTTTCTTTCTCCCAATGATCGTAAGCTTCATCTGGTGTTACGAAGGTTATTAACCTTTTCAGATAATCTAAATGTACCCATGGTTCAGTAATATCTCCAGTCTCTATTGCTGTGCCTAGGCACAACGCTTTGCCTGGTATGGGATCCGCCTTATGCTCAAGCACGAAGAAGTGTTGGTTCTCTCTATAGAGTCCTTCGTCTTCAATGTATAGAGTGTCCCAGTTACTGTTGATAACACACCCTTCTACTCGCTCGAATCCTAATGCTTGGTGTATGTCTTCCAGCTTGCAGTCAGCTGGCATGAGTATCGTGTCGATGGTTCTTTGGCTAGGGTCTATTAGAAATGCTTTCATTTCTTACCTCCCGTTGGGTTTTTGCTAGGACTCAAGATCATTTTTGTGGCATGGAATCCAGGCTTTGGTCTTTTGGTCAGACCAAATAATTTTTTCTTGACGTTCAAAGGTCTGTCGGCACTTACCCCGCCAGGGATTCTCTTTATTTTTCCTCCCTTTTTAATGAACTCTTTGACTTGCTTGTCGATGTCGTCAGAGTTCATTGCCTGCCTTCTTTATTTAGTATCATGGATAGGACTTGAGTACGACTTAACTGTATGCCAAGTTCCTTTTCTTTTTCGTTTCTGACCGCATCAAATTTTGCCCTTAAATCTTCGTTCATGGCTATATGAAACCTGTCGTTTTCACTTACTTCGTGTCTTGGTCGTCCTGGTCTAGGCATTTTTAGTCTCCATCCATTGTCTAAGGTCATTGGTATCTGGGGCACATCGTAAGAACTTTTCCAATGCCCCCCAGCTGTCACATGTGAACTTCACAACTACTAAGTTGTCTGCTGAAGTTCCTCCGCGTGGGTCATACAATATTTCTGCTTGATCCAACGCATCGATTGCCTGGTCGATGTTCTGAAAGTCGTCCATGTTTAGGTACAGTCCTGACATTCTCAGCCTCCTTTGTTTGTTAATGTCAATAATTTTCGTGTTCAAACACTGTTTTTCGTGTTCAAACACTGAGTGTCTACTCAATGTTGGGTACGGTACGGCACAACGTATCTCCTTCTGGGGAAAAAAATAGAGACTCTCAACAACCTAAGTCGTCGAGAGTCTCGTTGGGCTAGGGCCTATCCGTTATGCTCAGCCTTCAAGGTACGTAGGTGCGCAAGAACATTGGATGGCTTCGCTGCATTGAGCTGCTCTGCTATCTCGTTCATGTGGATCTCTGCATCTCCGTACGAGTCTGCTTGATGGACGTTCACCCACTCCCCGGACTCGCTGTCCTTGGATGATGGGTTGAAGAAGTGGAAGTTCCAGTCCCAGGTGATGTTCTGGTCTGGATCAAAGTTCATCATCATAGAGGTCAAGATGAAGAGCGAATTGTACTCTTCGGTGATAGTCTCTACGACATGCTCGGCTTCCATGCTGAATCCGAACTCTTCGACAATCTTCTCTGCCGGGTCAACTCCATAGATGGAAGACTCTGCGTCCATTGCCTTTCGATACCGCCGTGCTAACCAGCAGCTACGATCCATCAGTGTCTGGCAGAAGCTCAAGAACTGGATGGGTTTATACGATGGATTCTCATCGAACCCTGTCGAGAAAGCCTCGATGATCCGGTCCTCGATGTCTCCATCAAACTGGTTGATGTAGCGAGCCAGATTACCGAAGTAACCTTTGCTCTCGTTAGCAGTCAGTCGTTCGAACGCGATGTTTACGAATTGATAGGTCATGTGTTGGTACCTCCTGTACCTGTAGTTAAAAATATGTGAGCTAACTTATGCTAACTCACAAACGAAACCGACTCTTACGCCCGACTTTGGAGGGCGAGTGTGTCAAGTCTCAGTTCCTTCTCGTCTGGTGCTTCGAAGCTGAACACTTCATCGAACCAAACGGTGTCGGATACTAGCTCATCGTTATCGAAGTACGCTTTGGTATCGTCTTCGGGTGCGACCCAAGAGGGTCTGTTGAAATCTAATTCTTCAGGGTCAGCCTGATTCTTATAAGGGTAGGTCATTTACACTCCCGTAGTAGTCTTTTGTTTAAGGTCCTTTGCTTAGTTTTACGAATCTTTTTGTTGACTCGCTTCTCTCCCAAGCTGAGAGATTCGATGCTATGCCTGATCTCTTTCATCCTTACCTCCTCGTAGTCGGAACCAGATAATAACACCACCTACTAGTAGTAGGATTGTGGATATGTAGAAGGCTGCTGTTAATAGCCCAGCTAATACAGGTAGTAACAGTACTGCTACTGCTACTACCGCTGCGAACATGAGTATTTGTTTCATCGTCTCGCTTCCCTCGACTCAGTTAGTTTAGCTACACCAAATGTTGTACCGATCAGGAGCATGACCGGGAATACAAACATACCAAGTACAGTCACTATTACTTCGAATATGTTAGCTGCTCCTTGTATGTCAGCAGGTAGTATGGGTGATTGCATACCTATTTGTATGCCAATGAGTAGGGTTAAGGCTGATATTAGCCAGACACCTACGAGTAGGGTTAAGACACCAAGGTCTATGTATGTATATCTTTTAAGTCTCATGTTCGGTCTCCAAATTCTTGCTTGGCCCAGTCGATATGCTTAGATATATCAACAAGTGAGGGCCAAGTGGTTGTGTCATGTGCCATTAGTTTCAATACATCTTGTATTGTTGTGGCGGATTGTCCTACTCGCAGCCATGTGCGGATACGAGTAGGGGTTAGGTAGTAATACGCAATGATGAATGCGTAACGTAGTCGTACGGTCATAGTCATCTCCGGTTAGTGTAATCTGCAAGGCTCATCTGCGTAGTACGATATGTCGCACACTTCACAGTATGCTTCGTCTTCTTGAGCCTCCTTAATTAGTTTAGCTTGGTCGTCTTTGCGCTTTTGTTCTCTAGCGCGTTGCTTTATTTTGTTCGCAAGCTTTTCAAACGAGTCTTTGTCGTAAGGGTAAAACCCTTTAGTTCTGTTGGTCATGTTGCCCTCCTTAGGCAGATTGTGTGTCAGATATGGTCATGTGTGTCAGATTCTTTAGCCTGTGTGTCAGATTGTGTGACAGGTAGAAAAGGATCTAAGTTATTGATTCATAAATGAATAGTTAAATGTGTGTCATGTGTGTCAGGTTATTTAAGGTTCTCTAAAAAAGAACTATTAATCTTTGTCTAAGGTCTATTGTAAAACAAAGGTTGATTTACCTGGCACACATGGCACACAAGGTTAAGATGTAAGCAATTGTTTAAGGAAATCAAAAGCTTAGGTGTGTGTCAGATTCTAAAGTAGCAGTTGGCACACACGTGTCACACACGGCACACGCATGGCGTTGGTGATTGTTGGGGAAGAGCACCTCGTTAAGGCACAAGGAGCACTACGTTCCCCCAGAAAAAGAAAAAAATGAGGGGCTTTCGCCCCCCGGCCCTGCTAGTAGCGATGGTTGATGTATGAGTCTGCGTCTACGATTGCAGAGATTGCTGTTGAGTCTTCGATAGATTCGATTGAGTCGTCCATGTCCATTACCATGATGGTTATGAGGCCTACCATGATGTCGGATGGATTTTCTTTGGCGTATTTTAGTGCTTGGTTGCCGTATGTTTTGGCGGTGTCCATGTTGAGGTCGATGTCTTTTAGCTTTGTCTTTGCTTGGTGTAGTGCTGTTTGGGCTTTTGCTTTTAGTTCGTTGAGTTTCATTGGTTATTCTCCTTCGCATATGTAGATGTTTTGGTACGCTTGGTGTTGGCAGTTTAGATCTGCTGGTATGTCCTGAGACTGTAGGTCGTGGTTGGTTAGTGCTGCGAATATCTGAGTACTAAATACTACGATTGCTATTAAAGTTATGATGATAACGGGCTTAGGTATGTCGTTGAACATGTGATTACTCTCCTGAGTAGATTGAAGTTATTGTTGCCATCGCTGTTGGGCGAGGAGTGAATGCCTTACCGGAGTAGACATTGTAGATTGCTAGCATTGTTGCTGCGGTGTTGACCTTGTCTTTGGGTGAGGTCTTAGTAACCTTGGTCCATTTGGTGGTGTTGATAGTTCCGTGCTGTTTGATCTCGTGCATTAGTTTGGCCGTGGCTTTTGGGTTGGCCGTTAACTTGTTGAGCTTGTAGATGTTTCCGCTCTTGGATGTTGCGTAGATCTGAAGGGGGTTGAGGTTGCCGTACTTAACGCCGACGATTTGTGCTTGTGCCATGATTGGCTCCTTTTGTTTAAGATGCATATATAACCGACTCTTCGAGCGACCTTGGAGCGAGTGGTTAGAAGGATGCTTTCTAATACAAGGTTCCTGTCTCTGATTCGGAAACAAGGTTCCAGTGTGGGATCCCGGGGATGGGGGGTGGCTGGTGGTCGAGGGGGGAGATGATGCCTCAGTGATTCTGAAATATTTTTTCAAATTTTTTTTTCTAAAATTTTTCTGAGTGGCCGTCCGTGACCAGCACTTTTACATTTAAACTAGTCTTATAGGTATATCTATATCCATTTAATAAAAAGTAGTGGGCAGGGCGGCCAGAGGGGGCACTTGTGATTGGGTAGCACAACCTATACTATTCCGCAATGAGCTATAGCAAAATGTTATCTATCGATGGCCTGGAGTTCGCAATACTTGGGACAGGTCATAGGGGCGAAGGACCCGAAGTATTAGTTTACGACGGTTATCAAGTTGAAGAACTATGTTCTTTAGAGGAGTACCGAGAAGAATTGGAGGGTGCAGGGTTATTACACATGGCACCTATATTCGTTTACCTAGACGACACTGTGCGGGACGAAATTGGCGGAACCAGAGAAAGAAACCGAACCATCCACTGACGTATTAGAGTTCCAATCTCATATGCCCTACATGGGCCTGAGTCTTGGGGACTTAACAGTACAACAAGAAAAACTGGTAATGCTGGTTTTGAGCGGGATGAGTATCGCTGCCGCTGGACGAGGAGCAGGGTACTCCAACACTAACGCTGTTTACGATGCGATCAAAAGGCCCAAAGTTTCCCAGGCCCTGGAATATTTTCGTGAGCAGATGAGAGAGGATGTTAAGTTCACTCGTTCTAATGCGCACCTTATGTATATGGATGCGTATCAAGCTTCGGCCACAGCTACTGAAATGAAGAACACTGTCGATAGCTTAGTTAAGCTGCATGGGTTAGGAACCCCCGACACTGCAACACAGGTTAATATCAATATAGACACTACCCCCAAACAGTTAGAAAGGATGTCTGACGAAGAACTATTAAAAATTGCTGGCAAGGACGCTGAATATTTAGAACCTGCATCTGATGGCTGAAGTATCCCAGATACAATGCAAGCGGTGCCATAACCTTCATCCTGAAACATTGTATTCAGGGAAAGATGGTTTTTGTGTATACTGCAAAGCGGATGAAGCCGATTCAATCCCTTCACCCGCACCAACTGTGGTGGAAGAAGATGTACCACAGCAAACCGTAGAAGATAAAGCACGAGCCGAGTTAGCCTTACGGTTCTTAACTCGCAAAAGGCTGCTGCCCTTTGTGGAAAGATTTAACGCAGATTACCAAGCAGGGTGGGTACATAAAGATGTTTGTAAGAGACTGGAAGAATTTAGTAGGAGAGTTGTGGCGAAAGAGTCGCCTCGACTTATGTTATTCCTTCCTCCAAGACACGGTAAGTCAACTTTGGCTTCGGTGGCGTTTCCAGCATGGCACCTCGGGCGTAATCCCCAACATGAATTTATTTCTTGTTCGTATTCAGGGTCATTGGCTATGGGATTTAGTCGTAAGGTTCGTGGACTCCTTAGGGAGCCAACCTATAAGACTGCATTTGAAACTCGGCTCGATCCTGAATCTCAGTCAGCGGAAGCTTGGCTTACTACTAATGGCGGCGGGTTTGTCGCTGCTGGTGTGGGCGGCGGTATCACTGGTAAAGGTGCTCATGTACTTGTTATCGATGACCCTGTAAAAAACCGTGAAGATGCCGAAAGTCAAAATAACCGAGACGCTAACTGGGATTGGTATACGTCTACAGCGTATACGAGGCTCGCTCCTGGAGGTGGGGTTCTGGTTATTCTTACTCGTTGGCATGATGATGATCTCGCAGGCCGGTTATTAAAAGCGACAACTGAGGGCGGCGATGAATGGGAAGTGGTTCGTTACCCTGCCCTTGCCGAAGAGCCAGAAGAGTTTAGAAAAGAAGGTGAAGCTCTTCACCCTGAACGCTATAGTTCTGAAGCCCTAGACCGTATACGAAAGGCGGTTGGCCCTAGAGATTGGTCAGCGTTATATCAACAAAATCCTGTGGCAGATGACGGTGAGTATTTCACCCGCGACATGATTCAATACTATGACCCTGAAGATGTTGATATGGATGAGATGCGTTACTACTGCGCGTGGGACTTAGCCATTGGTAAAAATGACCGCAACGACTATTCAGTCGGCATGGTTGTAGGTGTCAATGAGTTTGATGAGCTGTTCATTGTTGACGTCGTTCGTGGTAGATTTGACGGTTTTGAAATAGTAGAAAGAATTTTAGACCTATACGAAGAATGGAAACCTTCGATGATAGGCATTGAGAAAGGACATATCGAAATGGCCTTAGGGCCGTTTCTTGAAAAACGTGTACGGGAAAGAGGACTTTACGAAGCTTATATAAAAGATCTACGTACTGGGCGAAGAGACAAAGAAGCAAGGGCAAGGGCTATCCAAGGGAGGATGCAACAAGGCATGGTTTATTTCCCGCGCGATGCAATATTTACGGGGCCGTTAGTAGCTGAACTACTGCGGTTCCCCGGCGGTGTACACGATGACCAAGTGGACGCATTAGCGTGGCTTGGTTTAATGATGACAGAATTTGCGACCTACCAAGCGCCTGTTATTAGAGAACCTTCATGGAGGGATCGGTTGGACTATTTATCATCTTCTCCTAAAAATAAATCTGCGATGAGTGCGTAATGGCTAACTTATTTGACAGGTTGCTAAAGGATGTAGAGGTTAAATCTAGTACTGACTACGACCATTCTGAAACTAAATACGGGGAAGATTCTGATACAGGTAAACCTGTAATTTATGTTAACCCTGACCAGTATCCCGAAGGCAGCGCCAGTCGAGATAAAATGATTAAGGGCGAAGCATTACATTTATTAAAATTAAAGGAACCTAAGTTACATAAAGATTTGATGGATACCGCCCTAAAAGATCCTGAGTATATGAAGGCGGCCCGTCATTCTTTTGACGTTGTCCGAGGTTTGAAACCAGACGAAGAGGGTAACTACGTACCAGAAGAGAGACGGGAAAAAAGAGACTTTGATAAATGGCATACCGTATCTCGATTCGACCAGGTTATGGGCGGGTATATATTGGCCGGGGACAAGGATATACCTACAATGAAAAATTGGAACCGAGACAATATGCGTATGGGGCCAGAACTTCGTAGGAAGATGGAAGTACTAGCCAAAGAGTTTAACTATGAAAAGCCTCGCTTAGACGAGAAGCCTAAACAACAGCAACGAGTACCTAAATTATGAAAAACCCACTAAAGAAAAAAAGGTCAATGTCTCCTGAAGAGGAGGGGCGAATTGCGTCTACCCAGTGGGATCGTTATGAACGGGCACGAGACAACGGGCATATTGAATATATAGAGATGGCGAAGAAGTGCGACTCTTATTATCAAGGCGATCAATGGGACATAGAAGATGTCTCTATACTTGATGCGGAAGGCCGACCTGCATTAACCGTAAATACAATCCTCCCGACTATTAACACTGTTCTGGGTGAGCAGTCCACCCGCCGTGCAGATATCCAATTCAAACCGCGAAGGGGCGGAAGCGCAGAAGTAGCTAATACTTTAAACAAGTTGTACATGCAGCTGGCGGATAACAATAAGCTGGATTGGGTTGAGCAACAGGTGTTTAGTGATGGTTTGATTATGGATGGTCGTGGGTACTTTGATTGCCGCATGGATTTTTCAGACCACGTTGAGGGCGAGATTCGGATTACTGCTAAAGACCCTTTGGATATTCTGATTGACCCTGATGCCAAGGAGTATGATCCCAAGACTTGGAACGAGATTTTTGAAACGAAGTGGATGACCCTTGACGACGTTGAAGAACTATACGGAAAGGACAAAGCCGAAGATCTAAGGTTCATTGCTGAGAACGGTAACTCTTTTGGCCGTGACTCGGTTGAGTATGAAGAAACTCGATTCGGTGATACTGATGATCCAGACGAATACCTAGGCGGATCTTATGATGCTGATGAGTATAAAACGGTAAGGGCTTTACGGGTGATAGAACGCCAGCATCGTAAACTAACTCGTGTTCAGTGTTTCGTTGATCCTAATACTGGGGATACGAGGAATGTTCCAGAGGCGTGGAATGACCGCAAGATCAAGAAGTTCGCCAAGGAATACGGACTAACTGTAATTAGCAAAATGTCTAAGAAGGTTCGTTGGACAGTGACCTGTGACAAGGTGGTACTCCATGATGATTGGAGTCCCTATACCAACTTTACCATTGTTCCTTATTTTGCATATTTCCGCAGGGGTACACCCTTTGGCATGGTTCGTAATCTACTGTCTCCACAGGAGCAGTTAAATAAGATTAGTAGCCAAGAGCTTCACATTGTTAACACTACTGCCAATAGTGGTTGGATGGTAGAGAGTGGTTCTTTGGTTGGTATGACTTCCGATGACTTGGAAGAACACGGCGCGGAAACTGGTTTAGTAGTTGAGTATGCGCGAGGTACTACCCCTCCGATAAAAATTCAACCTAACTCAATTCCTACTGGACTAGACCGTATTGCTATGAAAGCTGCGGGTAACATCCAAGCGATCAGCGGTATTAATGAGTCTATGTTGGGTACGGATTCAGCCGAGGTATCGGGTATTGCGATACAGGCCAAGCAGAACCGTGGCGCGATTATGATTCAGGTTCCATTAGATAACCTGCGTAAGACCCGACATTACTTAGCTGAAAAAATATTGAACCTAATCCAGACGTTCTACACTGAGCAGCGGATTATTCAGGTTACCAACGAAGAGGATCCATTAAAGCCTAGAGAGCCTATGGTCATAAACGAGATGACCCCCGAAGGCACAATTATTAATGACTTAACTGTAGGTGAGTACGATGTAGTAGTTGCAACGGCCCCCGCTAGAGACTCTTTTGATGAGGTTCAGTTTGCAGAAGCGCTTAACCTTCGACAAGTTGGAGTTGCTGTACCTGATGATGCGATTATTGAGTACAGCCACCTTGCAAGAAAAGGTGAACTGGCTAAACGCATCCGCATGATGACAGGGATCGAGAAATCACCACAACAAATGGAAATGCAAGCTATGGTTCAACAGATGCAAATGCAAGAAGCGCAGCTCGAACTTGAGAAGCTACAGGCTGAAGTACAAAAGCTTGGTTCTGAAGCAGCAGTAAATATAGCTAAGGCGCAATCTACTCAGGCAGGACCTGATATTCAGATTGCTGAGTTGCAAGGTAAGATAGAAATGAAGATGCAAGAATTGCAGCTTCGAAGAGAGTTGGCTGATTTGACTAACGAAGTTAGGACAAACCAGCAACAAACCCAAGCCGCTGCAAAGATAGCTGCTACAGCAATGCAAACCGGCGCTAAAAGTTCTTTAACTGAATAGGAAGTTCAAATATGTCCGAAACTACTGAAACAACCGTTGAAACAATGCCCGGTGCAGACCCCGTAGAAGTCGAAGAAAAGGTCCTAGACTTAAACTTCGGGCTTGGTGAAGAAACCGAAGAAGAAGATGCGGAGGCAGAGGGAGATACGGAAGAAACCGAAGCCCAAGCGGAAGAGGAGGTTGAGGATGCCGATGAGCAAGATAGCGAGGATCAAGGCGAGGGAGAGCTTCAAGAAGAAGAGGGCAATGCAGAGCCTGAAGAGCAACCCGATACCGGAGAACAATCCGAAGAGGCCCCCGAAGAAGTAGAAGATTCGGCAAAGGATACTGAGAAAAAGCCGATGGTTCCGAAATCTCGGCTGGACGAAGTGCTTTCTAAGCAGAAAGCCTTACAAAAACAGCTCGATGACATGAAGGCCGCGCAGGAAGTTGCTGAAAGCGCACCCGAAACCTACGATTTCGCGGAAAAAGAAGTGGAATATCAGTCTCTGGTGCTTGATGGCGAGGCAGAAAAGGCTGCGGCACTGCGTCAAGAGATGAGGACTGCGGAAAAAGCGCAGATTGCCTTTGAAATGCGCCAGGAAATGACTCAAACCGTTACCCAAAATCAGCAAGCCACTGCTTTACAGTCAGCTGCCAATGATTTGGAGTCAAATTTCCCTGTATTTGACCAAAACGCAGCTGAATATAACGCTGAGTACACCCAGGAAGTCATCGATTTGCGTGATGCGTTCATTACACAAGGGTTCGGAGCAGTAGAGGCCTTAGGCAAAGCGGCAAACTTTGTAGTTAAGAGCTATGATTTAGTCGGTTCTGCCACAGAAGAGGGTTCAACCTTAACTGGACAAAAGGCTCCTACTGCACCTGACGAAGTTGCGAAGAAACGAGCTGAAGTTACCAAGAAACTCAAGGCTGCGGAGTCTCAACCTCCTGAATTGCCGGGGGAAAGTTCGGCTGACAGGGGCGAGAAGGCCCTGGATATCTCTTCGATGTCCGAAGAAGAGTTTAACGCGCTCCCTAAAGATACGTTAAGGCGTCTTAGGGGCGATATTTTATAATGCATGAAAGGTACAATCCTAGCTTTTATGCTGATAACGGTTATAGAAGGCAATGTTGTTGATGGCGCACAGCAGATGTTGTTTAAAGACATCCATCGCTGTCAACAATTCGCCTACTGGATCGAGCATAACTGCAGGGATTCCCGTTGTAGAGGGGGGATAAAACAGCATAATATAACAGCTTACTGTAAGCCGGTAATGACGGCAGCTAACCAGAAATTTTGGGATTAAACATGAGCGCATATAACGGATTATTTTATATTAACGAAGAAAAACGATTTGCTCGATGGAAAGAATATATAGAGTTCTATAAACAACAACGACAATTAAACGATAATAATGGCTAAAAATTTACAACATGATTCGGTCTGGGCTAAGTATGACATCGACAACGATGGCATTGTTAGTGATGAGGAGCTTGAACGCGCTACTCAAATGATTGAATTAGATCTCAGGGAAGAGAAACAGGATAGTCAGCGACGGATTGCTTGGGTGGCGATGTCTTCTATGGTCGCCTACTCGTTATTGCCCCTTATGCCTTTTGTACCAGAGGCTAGGTTGGCTACCCTTTCTTCACTCAGTGACATGTTATTCTTGAGCCAAGCCAGTATTATCGGCCTGTACTTTGGCGCAACGGCGTATATGTCTCGAAAACCGTAAGGTTCTCCCGTGATAATCGAATCGGTCGCCGCCGCTGCCGCAATTCTAAACCAAATTGGTAAATTAATAGAAAGCGCTAGTGAAGCTCAAGGCGGGGCACAAAGAGTTATGGCTGCTGTTCTCGACTTTGGGCAGGGATTAGATGATCTTGAGAGGAACGAAAGGGATAAATTCGTAAACGTAAGCCACGGTGATCTGCTAAAAATTACTATGATGCGTAGACAACAAGAAAGATATGAGAAGGACTTAGAAAACTTACTTATAGTGGCTGACCCAGTTCTGCATACGCAGTACAGAGAAGCCAAGGCCAATCAAGAAAGGAAGCGCAGGCAACATATGGAGATGCTTGCTAAGAAAAGAAAAGAACGTAAAGAGCTTATGAATCAAATAGCAGTGGTAGCAGCTATATCAGTAACTGGCCTAGTCGCTGCTGGTATTTTGGTAGGTCTGATTATATTAATGTTTGGGTAAGGAGCCACGATGACTCTGGACGGTGATGTTGAGTCCATGCTTGATGCCCCCTGTATAGGGTGGTGTACAACAAGACAATTTGGCGATGATCGATGTAAAGGTTGTGGGAGACAGGAATGGGAAGTTAGGGATTGGTCCCGCTTACCTGAAATGTACAGAAGGCTGCGAATAATTGCTTTAGCAGAAGAAGGTTTCACTATAAGGCATGTCCAACCTATAGGTTGGAGGCCCACTCCGGACAAGCATTTAAACCTTAAATAGGGTTGTTTATTTAATTTTATATGAGTACTATCTAACCTTCGTCCGTCTACACGATAGTAGGCCGTGCCGTACACGTAAAAACCGTATTCGCCTACAAAGGCGTAAAACCTGTCGAGGTCGAACCTCGCTAAAAACCGCTAAGACGTCGCCCTACGATACGGGTAACGGATTAGCCGCTCCAAAAGTCGGCTTTTAGTGGCACTGGCTTGCCAGTGTATATTGAAAATAAAACGCATAAGGAGGCCTTAGATGGCTCTTACTAACTTTGCGTCTCTGACTTCAAACCAGCTGACCGCTTGGAGCAGAGACTTTTGGCAGGTTGCTCGCAACATGTCTTTCATTAATCAGTTCGCTGGAGCTGGTCAAAACGCGATGGTTCAGCGCATTACTGAACTAACTAAAAACGAGAAAGGTACTAAAGCAGTTATTACGCTACTAGCGGATATGACTGGAGACGGTATCACTGGTGACAATACTCTGGAAGGTAACGAAGAAGCGCTAAGAGCATACGACATAACTGTCGAGCTTGATCAGCTACGATTCGCAAATAGACTTTCTGGTAGATTGGCTGACCAAAAATCCGTTGTTAACTTTAGAGAAAACTCTCGTGACGCACTTGCTTATGCAATGGCTGATCGTATGGACCAGTTGTCATTCTTGACTCTATCTGGTATCGCCTACACTCATAAAACCAATGGTGCTTTGAGAGCTACTTCAGGTACTAGTGGGCATGAGTTAGCCGACCTAGAGTATGCCTCTGATGTATCTGCTCCTACTACTAATCGTCACAGACGATGGGACCAAGGTACCGCAACTATTGCAGCTGGTGATACAACTGCAGTTGTTGCAGCAGACACAATCACTTACAAAGCTCTTGTAGAGTTGAAAGCTTACGCTAAAGACAACTACATTCGGGGCTTACGTGGTGCTGGCAACGAAGAAGTGTTCCATATGTTTGTAACACCTCAACAAATGGCTGACCTGAAGTTGGATTCTGATTTCCTAGCGAACGTGCGAAATGCAGGTGTTCGAGGATCTAGCAACCAACTGTTTTCTGGTACTAGCTCGTTAATGGTTGATGGAATCATGGTTCATGAATTCCGTCACGTATTCAGCACGGAAGGCGCTACTTCTGGTACTTCTTCTAACGCTGGTGCGGCCGGTTATAAATGGGGTGCAAATGCCGATCTTAATGGCGCACGTGCTCTATTCTGTGGTGCCCAAGCTCTTGCGATGGCCGATATTGGTACTCCTGAGATTGTCGAAGATACTTTCGACTATCAGAACCAAGCCGGTATCTCCATTGGTAAGATCTTCGGTTTAAGGAAGCCCAAGTACAACAGTGACTACAATGGATCTGTTGAAGACTTTGGTGTAATTGCATTCGATACAGCTCAGTAGGGCAAGGAGAATACATAAATGGCTACTTTAACTTCTGGCGCAGTATCGGGTAACAGCTCGTTTAAACCTCATCCGCAAGGAAACGTAGGTGTACGACAAGCTACTTACACTGTAACTGCAGCCTTAGCAGGCTCCGATGTCGTACAAATGGTTGATGTTTTCGAAGGTGAAACTGTTGTTGGTATAGTACTTACTACTACTGACCTAGACACCAACGGATCCCCCGCCATTGTACTTGACGTTGGTTATGGCGGTGCAACCGCAGCTTTCATCGATGGTTCAACTATCGGTCAAGCAGGCGGAACTGCAAGCTCGTTTGCAATTGGTAACGCAACACACGGTTCAACTGCAACCGCACCTGTTGCTTTTACTGCTGACGATACGATTGATGTACTTGTTCAGACAGCCCCAGGAACTGGTGCTACTAGCGGTACTATCACTTTATACGCCTTTATAGCGTAAAGCTAATGCCCCCTCTTCGGAGGGGGCTTTTTATACGAGGTATAAAGAATGTCAGGAATTAGAAGACGTAGAAGAGACCGTAAGGTCAAAACACAAACAACAGCTGAACGTAAGAGAGGGGGCAATAGTCCTTCAGCTCGACGGGCGGCAGCGAAAGCAAATGTAAGAGTAAGACCTACAGCGTCCGGGTTTACTAAAGTTGATAGAACACCTAAAACTAAAGTTACATCTCCTACAACTAAACCCAAAATAACTCAGGCTTCTCCAAGTGAATTGCGTGGGAATAAAAAAGTTACTACTACACAAACTACTGGGAAGGCGAAGAAGACGGATTCTATTCCTAAAAGGCCAAAGGTAACTGGTAAAGGAAGCAGAAATGTTTCGAGGACTGGTGCTACAACCGGTAAAAGAACTTTGGCTAACGTAACACGTGAGCAACTAAAGAAAGCTGGTCTAACTGGTGGTCCAAAAGGCCTACGTAAATATCTTAATTTTATGGATAAAAACGGCAGAAGACCAACAGCAAAAGACTTTAGACCTAAGCCCCAACGCTAAGGAGTATTAATATGCCTGACGGAAAAGGAACTTACGGGACTCAGGTGGGTAGACCGCCGAAGAAGCCGAAGAAGCCAAAAGGAACAAAGGGCGGTTTTGGTAACAAAGTACAGTCCCCCTACCCAACACCTGCAGCAGCTAAAAAAATGATAAAGGAGACCTATTAATCATGAAGATTGTTTCTGACACGGAAGTTAGAATAGCCACATTAAGTGGCGCGGTTGTTTTATTACATCCAGGACAAGAACGAGAAGTCTCGGATGAGATTGGATTACTTGCGGTGCAGATGGGCGCAACAGCCTTATCTGGTTCATCCGTACCCGACGAACAACCAGTTGAGGACGAGGTTGAAATCGAAGTAGAAGAGGAAGTAGTAGAAGAGGTCGAGGAAGAACTTGATCCTAAACCACTTAACCCCCGTGAAGGCTTAGTTGAAGCTTTTATTGAAATAATTAATGCGGGTGATCCAGACGACTTTAAAGCTGACGGCGGCGTAAAAGCAGCTGTTATAAACAAGAAAATGGGGGATACGATTCCTTCTGAAGAGCGTGAAGCTGCTTGGCAAGAAGCCTTAAATAGATAGAGGTTTGATATGACTGTAACCGTACAAAGCGTCTTAGATCGTGTACAGGCGACGTTGCAGGATACTACTGGAATACGGTGGCCTGTTGTCGGTGAGTTGGTTTTATTCGTAAACGATGCTCAAAGAGAAATCGCATTATTAAAGCCTGACGCAAGTGCCACAACTGCTAATGTGCAGTTAGTGACGGGTACTCGGCAGACTATACCAACTGCAGGTAATCGGCTCTTAGCATTAGTTAGAAATATGTCTGATGCTTCTGGGGGCGCTACGGGCGGTAGAGCGATTAGGTTGGTTTCTGGTGAGGTGTTAGATTCCCAAACTCCTAACTGGCATAGCGCTAGTGCGTCAGCTGGTACAGATGCAGCACATACTACTGTTGTTAAACATTACGTTTACGATGAGCAGAATCCTCGTGCTTTTTACGTTTATCCAGGTGTTGCGGGTAATGCATACGCTGAGATAATTTACTCAGCGAACCCTTCTACAGTTGCACAGAATGGGAATTTAGACGTTCCTGATATTTTTGCCAACGCAGTTATGGACTATGTTCTATTTAGAGCCTATACCAAGGACGCTGAGTTTGCAGGCAACGCTGCAAGAGCGGGTACGCATTATAATCTTTTTGTTAACTCAATTACGGGTAAGGCTCAGATTGATATAGTTACATCACCGAACTCTGACATGGTTAATAATATCACTTTGCCTTCTCAACAAGCCCAAATGAGGTAATTGTATAATGGCTTCCTATGAGTCGTTACTCCCTCAAATCATACCAGTGGTCCCCGGTTGTACGGATACGCTTATTGAGCAGAACATCCGTGCCGCTGTAATAGAACTGTGTGAGAAAACTGAGGTATACCAACAGGAATTAGACCCTGTTACTACGGTAAAAAATATATTTGAATATGATTTAGAACCCCCTTCTGGTACGTCTGTGCATAAAATTATATGGATGACGTATGATGGGGAAGATTTAGAAGCTATTACGAATGCGTTGTTAGAACAACGTAAACCTAAATGGCGGCAAGCCGGGTACGAAAGTAGACCAGAGTATTTTGTAAAGCAGTCTCCCTCGCTATTTTATGTATCACCTGTTCCGAATGAGACAAAAGCATCTTCATTGTTGCTTAGGGTTGCGTTAAAACCCACTCATACATCGAGTTCGTGCAGTGATGATATAATGAATGATTACAGAGACACTATAATCAACGGTACTATTTTTAGGTTATTAAGACTTCCAGGTAGGGAGTGGACGGATTACGCGGGAGCGCAGGTTTATGCGTCGTTGTTTGCGGAAGGGTTAGGGGAAGCGGAAAAACGTGGAAGGCAAACAGCATCAAGAGTAGCTAGAAAGGTGAGGTACAGTGGAACAGGTCCAAGTTATAGACTTACACGAACAAAGTATTCAAAACGATGAAGGAACGACTGAACCAGTTATTGGTGATATTCGTGAAGACTGGGATAGCGTTCGTCCTTGTCTGCAACTTTTGTTGGCGGATTGCCAGAACTTATCTTTCCGAGTGGAAGACGTCTATGCAGAAGTGGTTGCGGGGCAAGCCGTTTATTGGAAAGCTCCTGAAGGATTTGTGGTATCGACTACAGAGGTTGACCAGTTCACTAACCGAAAGACTTTCTTAATCTGGATAGCATGGGCACATGAGCAAGGTAATAAGAATATGTTGAAGTACTATCCGTTTTTTAAATCTGTTGCTAAGCATTTAGGTATGGAGGCTTTAGAAGTACGCACTCCTCATAATGCGGTTGAACATATTTTATTAGATGCGGGTTGGAAATTAGACACCGTTGTTTATCGACTTGAGGTATAGAGATGGGTTCAAAACCAAAAAAACAAGACTATGAAGCTTCTGAAGAAGAAAAGGTTTCTGCATCTGTTGCTAAAGCTAACTATGATTTTTTTAAACAAAACTATGCGCCTTTGCTTAAAGACATGCGGGACCAAAGTATGTCTGATGATAATAGAAGGGCCTTACGAGGTAGGGCTAGTGCAGATACGATGCAAGCTTTAACGTCTGAGCCTACTTATATGAAGACGCAAAATGTGGAAGGAACGGGGGATCTTTCACAGGCTCTTGGAGGTCAATTAGGAGTAGCCGATAAAAGTGCTTTGGGTATAAAGAACAAAGCCGCTTCAAATGTGTTGGGAGTTGCTAGAGGTCAAGCTGCAGATGCGGCCTCAGGTATGGCCAAAGCCTCAAGGTTAGCTACTAGTGACGCCTTAACTCGTGCTCGAAATAAACTAGCGGTTAAGAATGCTAGAAATGCGGCAATTGGAAAGGTGGCGGGGGCTACGATTGGTGGAGCTTTTGAAAAGTTTGCTCCAGACTCAAACTTAGGGAAGTTTAGCAAGGAATTTTTTGAGGCATTACCTTCTCAAGTTGGGGGGTAGGGGATAAAGTATGGAGCGTTATTTTGATGTAAGAGGAAGGCTGGGGGAAGCGGCGTACGCTGGCCAGCAAACAAATGCTGGGTTACCTGTTGTTTCTGATCCTCAGAAAACATTTGCCGGTATAACTCGGGGCGAATACGAGGACTATGTTAAAGATTATCGTGACTTTGAACTGAAGCAGATTGAAAGAGCTACTACTGATACTTCACTGATAGACTCAGCAAGAGAGGATTCTAAGGTAGCCGGGCGTATTGCAGGAGAGGTTGCGGGGAGAAATGTGAGTCGTTACGGTGCTCAGTTAACCCCTGCTCAATTGCAGCAACAGCAAAGAGGATTACAACGTGCTACTACGTTAGGTTCTATACAGTCGTTGAGCGATTCTAGGATCGCCCAACGTGAAGCTAATCAAGCCCTTTTATCGGATCTTATTAACATTGGGCAGGATTTAAATAGATCTTCTCAAAGTCAGCTTGGCAATGCAGCAGCAGATGCGTCTGCTCGTAAACAGGCTTACGATAGTGCTAAAGCACAATCTAAAGCCCAAACATATTCAACAGCTGGATCGTTGGCATCAGCTGCCATCATTGCAGCGTTTTTGGTATAGGTAACTGTTATGGGATTACTTGAAGGGTTTGCTGGAGGGCTTGGAGGATTCCAAAGAGCTAGAGCTAGGCGAGATCAAGAGGACTACAACCAAAAACGTATAGGCCTACTTGAGAATGAAGATAAGCGTGCGCAAGCCGACTTTGACCGAGAGCAAAAACAACGGGGGTTAAATAAGCTATATACAGCAGGCCGTGATAATGAATGGATTATGCAGGGTGCAGGTAAAGGCGGAAAAGACGGCATAGGGTTAACAGATAAATTAAAGCAATCTATGACAGAGGCAGGTAGTAACGCACAAAGATTTGCACTTGCTAACATCAATGCAGGAGGAGCTAGTAAGTTTCCTCCAGGCTTTAAAGTTACAGTTATAGAATCTAAAGGTACAAACGAAGACGGTGAAGAAGTCTTTGCAGCCCGTGGTAACTATAACGGAGACCCCGAACAATTTGGCGCACTTACTGTAACTGGAAGTAATGACCCTGATGCCGAGACAAAATTGTTTACGAGAGATGAGTTGTTTGAGCAAACTCAGCAGGCTTTTCGTACTACAGATGGCGGGGTTTTGTATGGACAGACTTTAATTGATTTGCATGATCGTCGAAACAATGTCGATCTCATCAACGCATATAATACCGATCAGCTTGCGGATAAAGCATTAGAAGTAGGGGGTCCAGAGCTACAGCGAGAAGTCACAGGCGTTATTGCTTCAGCGACCGACCCTAAAGACAAAGCTGAAGCGATAGGAAAGCTAGCTGACGACTTACAGGTAGACCTTACATCTGAAGTGCCGAAGCAAGAGCAAGGTGTAAGTCAATCTACAATAGATGCCTATGATGATTTTGCTTCGGGTGGGGCATCAAGTCCTGCTCCTAATTTAGCAACTCCTCCCAGTGATAATAAAAAGCCTGTAATGGAAAGCCCCGTGACGACGGTATCACAGACTTCTACAGGCCGTGTTGCAGCTGACCAGCTGGTTACTGAGGGGGATAAACGCCTACAAGCAGCTATGGACGAGTATCGTGAGAGAACTGGGTCTGAGATGCCCCCAGAGATGATTGAAAAATTTGTAGAGGATGATATTGCTCCTGCCCCAATAGGGCAGGCCCAACCACCTGCTTCACAGTCTGCGGTAGATACACAAGATTTAACTGAGGTTGCAAGGCTAGAAGACGAGTTAGCTTCGATAGAAGCTCGTAAAACAAGTAATAGTCCAGCTAATGTGGCAGCAGCAGAGAGAAAACGAGAAGAAATAGCCGCTGCAAAAGAGCAAGCATCACCAAGATCAAATCGTCCTATGCCAGCTCGCGGGGCGGCGGAATTTAATCGTCAACTTGATGAAGGGGACTTAACTCTAAAACCTCAACCCGAATCTAATTTTAAAGAGAATGTTCAAAGTTTTGTAGATAGTGTATTTCCTAAAGGTATACCCGATACACGATCAGCGGAGTACCAACAGTCAGTTGAATCTGGTGAAGCTATGCCTCCTGTAGTAGAAGAAAAAGCGGCTCCTGCTCTCGAAGGAAAATCCGTTAAGCAGATTGATGACGATCTTGATAACGAGAGAATACCAGAGCTTAAAGATCCTGAAGTTGTACAAGCTGCAGCAGAAGATCTTAGAAAAGAAGGCGTAGAAACCGTTGCTGACTTAGCTAAATTGTCACGGCGTAAGCAATTATTGGCTTATGCCATGATTGTTGCTTCTACTCCGAATGATGGTAATAGAGTAAATGTACGTAACCAGTTAATAAATGTTTTAGAGACGGGGCTTTCAGATCGTGGTAAATCAGTTGTGGATGCACAGAAAGCCGATACTGCTGCTAGAAGGCTTTATTTTGATGCGCAAGTACGCAATGACAATTTACGGAAAGAAGGATGGGATGCAGCGGCAACTGCAAATGAAGAGTTAATAAATGCCATGTACAAAAATGAGGACGGGGATATAGTTCCTGCACAGCTTACTAAGGCTAAAGCAAATGAAGTTGCAAACACCTTGTTTCCTAAAGTTCTTACGCAATGGGCGGGATTTTTGGATAGGGGTAATATCGCAGCTGCAGAAGCCCTTAGACCGCAACTTAACGCTGGTATAAGTTTTGTTGTGCAAAGTCTCGTGAAAGATGGTGAGGAAACACTATTAGATTCTTTCCTTACTTGGTTTAACCCTGATCCTCAAGGTCAGTTTAACGGAGACCTTTCTAATATCTTCCTTGCAGATGTGAAGAAAAACCAAGATGGGGAAATAATTGGCGGGGAGCTTGTGTATGTTGAACGCAATCAAGAAACAGGTAACCGCCTAGATATTTCACAGTTGCAAGCCATAAACGATAACCTTGCTCTAATGGTACTAAAAGCGGCAAAACTTAATACTGAACAAAGACTAAAACAAAGTGGTAGAGATGGCTAATGGCAGGGTTCGAAGATGTTATTAAAGATCTTGATTCTGCAAATAGAGCTGCAGCTGCGGCAGGCCCGACGAAATTTCAACAGCAAGCTGCTATTGATGCGGGTCGTGAATACGGTCTAGTCGAAACATTTAAACGTGGCGCTCAAGCAGGCGCACAAGGTTTACGAACTGATCTTAATTACTTTGCTGCCCTTGGCAACAGTCTTATTGGTGATGAAGAAGGCGTAGCCGCTAATATAAGGAAGGCTCGAATAAACGAGTCCTTCGCTGGGGATACTTTAGCTAACTTAGAAACCTTTGGGGAGTTCTGGGACGAACCTACTTTTGAAGGGTTTGTTTCTCAAGTTTTTAAAGGTACGGGGCAACTTGTTCCTTTTGCAATTACTTCTATAGCCACTGCAGGTACAGGTGCTTTAGCAGGTGTAGGTTTAAAACTTGGAGGGGAAGCAACAAAGTACGCCGCTAAGAAAATAATTAAAGAGTCTTTGGAAAAAACTGCAAAAGGTCTTGCTACTCCTGATGAAAAAGATATTGCAGAAGGTGCATTTAATTTAGCTAAACGTGCTCGTTACGGAGCGTATATTGGAGCGGGGGCTTCTGAGTTTGCTCCTCTTTCCGGTTCTAACTTTGCTGAAGCAATCGAGTCAGGTATGGATCCAAATGATCCGATGGTGGCTTTTAGAGCAGCGGCACTAGGGGTACCACAAGCAGCAATTGGTGTTGGCGGCGAAGCCATGATGGTTAAACTTATTGCAAACCGGGCTAAGAAGTTAGCCGCAGGTAATAGTTCTAGTGTCTATGGTAGGTTGGCTAAAGATCTTGGGGGCGGTTTTCTTAAATCAGGCGTCACAGAGAGTGCTGCAGAAGTAGCTCAAGAGGGTTTAGCAGTCTTAAACCGTGCGGAGATGGATAATACTTTTACCGCTCAAGAGGCAAAAATGCGATTGGCTGAATCCGCATTTGCAGCGTTCTTTGGCGGGGGTACTTTCGGTGCGGCCGGTTCTACAGCAGCTGGCGGTGTTCGTGAAATCAGAAGCATCCCCAATAATGTTTCTGAAAAAGCCCGAGGGTATTTGGAGCAAGGTAAAGAGGCCTTTACCGAACATGTTATAAACAATGAGTTTATACGGAAAAGGAAACCAGGGTTTACTGATGCGGAAGCCCCTAGCGATATAAACGCACAGCTTGAGTTGATGTTTAAAGAAGGGCACCAAAGAGATGTTGTGTGGGTAGAAGGCGATTCGCCTTCGTTTGGAGCTTCAGAAACACCAAGGAAAATAAACCTTGCATTTCCTGGAGGAAATAGGGAAGCGTATGTTGCGTTTGTTCCGGGCAGAGGGACAATTATTTCTCCTTACATGGATATTGTTGAACAAGTTGTAGCAGGTAAGGCTTCATCAGATGTATTAGCTACAGCAATAAAGATGAGCGGAACTAAACCCCCCGATGCCGATAGAGTTGTGCAAGTGTTTGACGCAAAGGGAAATGTTGTTTTTGACGAAGCTACTAATGCTGATAATGAAGCAGAGGCTTTGGCGGCAGCAAATCAACAGTTACCAGAAGGGGGCAGGATTGAGGTTAATTCCGCTGACGATGTAATTTTAGCCCGACAAGAAAGAGTACAAGCACAAGTTTTACCAGAGGGGCAAGAAATAGACCCTGAAGAAGCTCCATTTACTTATGATGACTTAGCAGCGTTAGAAGAGGGCACTCGAAGAGCGGAGCCTGATGTGACAGACGCTCAACTCGATACAACTGAAACTTTGCAAGACGCTGCCCAAAGAAGAAAAGATGATCTTGAAGCGGAAAAAGCAGCTAAGCTAGAACAAAATAAAAACACTCTTAGAGAACAAGCAGCAACAGGTCCAGTAGATGACGCTTTACTTAGTGATACTGAGGCTTTATTAGACGAAGTACAAAAAGATGGCACCCCCATTAGCGATCTTCTTGACGAATATGATGCGGCTGACAGGGAAAGGAAAGGCGAACCGAAAATCTCATCCATGAGAGAAAAAACCACCCGTGAACGGGTCAAGGATGTTGTTGAAAGAATAGAAGCTATAACCCCACGAGAAAAAGTTGCAGAGGGTAATAGGTCGGTAAGGCAACCCCTTAGACTATTAGTAAGCGGGTTTTTTACAGATTTAACTACGGGTCTTACTTTTAGAACAGTAGACATGCAAGACCCACAAAAAATTCGAACTGCAGAAGAGATTGATGCATCTCGTAGCCGAGCTGAATCTGTACAACAACCCATGCAAGCAGGCCCTGAACTTAGAGCGCAGGCAAGGTTAGCAGAACAACGAGAAGAATTTGGGAATCGCTTAGCGGCTTTGGCCAAAGATAAAGATTCCGAGTTTTCAGAAATAGCAAAAGCTTTAAATAAAAGATATCAAGAAGCTGATGTTGACGGTAAGAACTTACTTATCCGTATGGTACTTGATAAAAAAGCAGAGCTTGAAGGATCCCTTGGGCGTGGAGCTAAAGATCGTTTAACCCGACAAGATCTCCAAAATGAAGTAGAAGCGGCACAGTTGTCAGAAGATGTAGAAGGGATAGAGCAGGAGATAGCTGATCCGACTTCTGGTATGCAAGAGCAAAGCCTACGAGTAGTGTTTGAAATGGATTTTGCTCAAGCCCCGTTAGTAAGACCAGAGTTTGAACCTGAGCCATTTAATGAAGATGTTGAGGCGTTACAACGCGAATATGAACAGCTATTTGGTAACGAAAATCCTGCGGATGCGGCATTTGATGCCGCCGATGAAGGGCTTGGTTACACTGAAGAGCAGCTTCAATTTTTAGAAGCTAGGAAAGCTAGCGAAGTTGCAGTAGGTAGGCCACCTAATTTGGACAACCTTTCTACTGGGACAGAGGAAGGGGTAGGTCAAATTAAACTTTACCCTCGTGATATGCCAGCAGCACGAGCTGCGTTTATGGAAGCGTTTGAGGGTATATTTTCGCCCAACTGGGAAGATGGTGGTTACTGGCAGCGTATGATCCCTGCAATGCTTAATAGGTTAGTTGAACAAAAGCGAGCAGGTAAAGAAATTGAGATAGATCCGCCTGGACGTTTAAATCCCGGCAGATACCTTATAAGAGTTCTTACATCAGATGCCGAATTATTTAGGCATAAACCAAGGACGCCAAGAGGCAAAAAACCTAAACCTGAACAACTCCTGACTCTAGAGGAATTTTTACTAGCTGAAGTAGAAGCAGCAAAAAGTAGTCAGTATGCAAAAGATAGCGGCGTAAGCATTACCGATCCCGATGGCAACACAGCAAAAGCAAACTTAGTGGATATTGTTGCTGCAGGTAGACGGTTGCTAGAAACAAGGCTCCAACAAGATTTTACTGCTGCTTCAGATGGGCAAGCTTTAATGGAAATGTTTAACGAGCTAATAGTTAGTGGCTATACCATTTCTTTTGAAGTTGAAGGTAAAAATAGAGCCGGTAAAACAATAACCCGCGATGTTCCTATAAATAAAATAACAACTTTTACTGCAAAACATATTGTTGATGTAGAAAGTATGCGTACTGGTTCAGAACGACAAACAAGGACCCGTAGGGGCACACAACCTAATAAATCTCAACTAGAGTTATTTACTTTAGACGGTAAATCAGTAGGCGAACAAACTACTTTTAAAAGCACAATTCTAAGAGAGTTAGCTGCTTATCAGCAAAAAGTTAATAGATGGTATGTAAGTAACTCAGATGTAGATCCTAATGATCCAACTAAAAGAAATCTTCGGAAAGGAGCAAAGAAAACAAGACCCGCAGCCCCTCCATATTTAAATCGAATACTTAAAACAGATTCTTCTTCAAAAGATGACCCTTATCTCAAAGATGATAAAGGCAACCCGAAAAAAATTCCTTTAAGGAAGATTATAAGTAAAAACCTAAAAATGACTGCAGAGGCAGTTTTAGGTTTAGTAAGAAGACCTACTTCTTTTGCTACAGTTACTGACGCAAACAGATCTTATTTACAAGATAGAGCGGAACAAAGATTAGGACGCGCGATACCCGAAGAAGATTTAGAGATAGAACTTGAAAAAGAATTAGGGATTCAGGAAGGTCTTTTTGAACGTGAAGTATCAGGAGTCCCTGGGTTAGATGAAAAAGGAGAACCAGAAGGCAGTGGTAGTAGGCTTCTTGACGAATCTTCTGATGTCCCCTATGCGTATTATGACGTAGAGAAACCTTCTGGCGTACAGAATCGATATGGCGTACTTTCCTTTCCATTTGGAGAAGCAGCTAGGGAAGGAGGTAGCCCGATAGAGGCAGCAGCAGTTATACGAAGAATGGTAGGTACACTAGGTATTAAAAAACAAGTGGGCGTACTGTTTCGTTCACAGCTTAGTGGGCTTACAAGATCTGAAATCAAAGCTCGTTTTGGTGACGCTAGAGTCGCTGATATAGTTATAGAAGAAATGGGGAAGATAGCTGAAAGCGCAACGGATCATGGTCGGGCTATAACTTTTGCTAATGCTCACTTTGTCCTGGTTGATGACATGCGCTCTTCTAATGAGCTTGAGACTGCGTTAGTACTGGCGCATGAAATAGGGCACGTGTTTTTAAACGAACAACTGGATAGCTTAGGAAAGAAACCTATTTATAAAAAGCTTATGCAGGCGTTTAATAAAAGAGATAGGTCTATTAAAGAGTATGACGGCCCTACTGGTTTTGAAGAGTGGTTTGCAGACAATGTTGCTAAATGGGCTGGAAAAGAAGTTATTAATACAAAGCCTAAGAATGTTGAAGAGAGTACTTTTAAGAAGATTGCTATCGATCTTAAAAAAGCATTTAACGCAATG